CCCAAGACGCTCGACGAGACCGACCTGCCGTTCCAGCCCAGCGAGCTAGACCGCCTGATCGGCAGGCTGGCCGCTGATGGCTTGATGGCGCGTGACGACGAACAACGGGCCGAGAAGGTTCAGAAGGCGCGTGTGGCGTGGGAGCGCGGCGTTGCTATCACGAAGGACACGCACGACGCGGTGCGCCCAGCGCTGCGCTACCTGAACGGGCGCAACATCGCGGCGAAGAGCGCCGTCGGCGTGGCCCGCTTCTCGCCGGACGTTTACGGCGGCCCCGCGATCATCTTCCCCGCGACCGACACGAGCGGCGAGATCACGGGCATACAGGCCGTGCTGATCGACGAGAACGGCAAGAAGCGCGAGCACAACGGCATCAGCAAATACTCGCGGGGCGTGATCGCCAACAGCGCGATGACCATCGCGTCGGATCGCGAGAACGCGCCCATCGTGATCTGCGAGGGGCCGGAGGATGCGCTGAGTGTCGCGCAGGCCGCTGGCGGCGCGGCCACGGTGATCTGCACATTCGGCAAGGCGGGCTTCTCGACCTACGTCCCGCCCCGCGCCAGCGACGTGACGATCTGCGCCGACCCCGACCTCGACATTGAGCGGGTCGCGGACGCGCTGAACTATGACGGGTCGATCCGCGTCAGCGTTGTCCGCTTCGTCGACATCGACGCGCAGACCAAGGACGCCAACGACTATTTGCGCGATCACGGCGTCGAGGCGCTGCGCAACGCGCTGGCCGCCGCCAAGCCGGTGGCCGAGCAGAGGGCGCAGGAGCAGCGCGACGGCTTCCGTGGGCCGACACCCTTCGACGTGTGGGACAGCGCCGCCCTGCCGCCGCGCCAGTGGATCTACGGGCGCCACTACCTGCGCTCATTCGTGTCGGTGCTGGCCAGCGCTGGCGGCGTCGGCAAGACCAGCATGATCAGCGTCGAGGTTCTGGCGATCTGCACTGGCCGCGCCCTGCTGGGCGAGGAGGTCCACGAGCCGTGCAAGGTGTGGGTGATGAACCTCGAAGATCCGATGGAGGAGATGCACCGCCGCTTCTTGGCCGCCATGCAGCACCATGGCGTCAAGCGCGACGAGGTCGAGGGGAAGCTCTACCTCGACGCCGGTCGCGACTTTCAGGCCAAGTTCGTGACCCAGACACGCGACGGCGTGATGATCAACGACGCGCTCATCGACTATATGCGCGAGCGCATCATCGCCGAGGGCATCGCCGTCATGGTCGTCGATCCGTGGGTCGGGGCCATCGACATCAGCGAGAACGACAACACCGCCATGAACAAGGCGGTCGCGGCGGTGCGCCAGATCGCCGACGAGACCGGCGCGGCCATCGTGCTCGTGCACCACGTCCGCAAGGGCAATGGCGACGAGGCCACGATTGACAGCGTCCGTGGCGCTGGCTCGCTGATCGGCGCGGCGCGGGCCGCTCGGGTGATCAACAAGGTGAGCGAGGACGACATGATGCGCCTCGGTGTGCAGGGCGAGGACGCTCGCGGCATCTTCCGCGTCGACGACGGCAAGGCGAACCTTGCACCGCCCGCAGCGGCGGCGGTCTACCGCAAGATGGTCGGCGTCCAGATCGGCAACGGCGAGTGGGTCGGCGTGGCCGAGGTGTTCAAGATGCCGGACCTCTTCGACGGCGTGACGACACGCGACACGATGCGCGTCCAGCAGGCTGTGGGCAAGGCGGCGCAGGACGACGATCCCTGCCGCCAGAGCGTTCAGGCGAAGAACTGGGTCGGCCACACGGTCGGCGCGGTGCTGGGCATCGACACGCAGGACAAGGTCGGCAAGGGCCGCGTCGTGGCGATGATCAAGAAGTGGATCGAGACCGACGTGCTGCGGCTTGATGTGGTGGAGGATCGCGCCAAGGGCCGCGAGACGCCTGTCATCGTCGTGGGCAAGTGGATCACGGGGGACGAGGCGGGGCTGTGAAAATAATTGCATTGCCCCCCTTGCAATGGGGGGCAACTGCCCTTAAATAGTGGTTGCAGGGGCACGGTGCCCCGCTAACAGGAGAGACCCAATGCACAAGACCCTGACCGTCAAGGAACTGAAGAACACCATCGCGCTCCGCGTGACCGTGACCACCCAGCGCGGCAGCGCCACCAAGGAGGTCGCACGGTTCGCGAACAGCGGCATGGGCTGGGTCGCGCTCGGCGCGGCTGGCCGCTACCTCACCACCACCATGCACCTCGACGAGATCGCCTTCGACGGCTCCCGCGACACCTACGAGCGGCTTGTTGGCCTCGGCGTCATCGACCCGATCCGCGCCGACGCCTGACCTTCGGTGTCCAGCCCTGCGGGGCTGGCATCCCAAGGCCACGCCTTGAACACGACCACAACCAACGGAGAGAGACATGACAGCAATCACCATAACGAACCAAATCCCCACCGGCTGCGCCTTCGGGGTCACCGACGATAGGGAGAACGTGTTTATCCCCGCCATCATAATGGCGTCGCACGGGCTGCAAGTTGGGCAGCGTGTCGAGGCGATCCTCGCCGATAACGCGCCCGAGATGCAGGTCAAGACACGCTGGCGCGTGGCGCTCGTTACGACGCCGACCATATCCGGCGGATACGGTAAGACCCACCGAGCGATGCTGCCCGAGGAGCATCAGGCTGATTTGCCATCGCCTTGGACCCCCGAAGACCTCGACGATGCGATCATCGACGCACTGGCCGACGGCAACCTCTGGAGCATCCGCGACGTAGCGCACTACCTTCTTGGTGAAGATTACAGCACCACGGAGAAGCCGTATTACGACATCTCCAACGCCCTCCGCCGCCTGCACGGCGAGGGTCACATTGCCGCCGCCGCCGTGCGCCCCATCGCTTCGCAGGGCCGCCCGAGCTTCTGCTTGTTCGCGGCCAGCGTCGACAGCTTCCGGTGAGGGGCGAGACACATGGACAAAGCAAAAGCCGACCGCATCGCGGGCCTGCAATCATACATCAACAGCAAGCACCGCGAGATCGACGGGCTGATCCGCGACTACGGTCATGGCGTCCGCCCGTCATGGGTCAGCACCGATCTGGCGCTGGCGTGGGATGCCATTGCCCGCATGGAGCGGGCCATCGAGGAAATCAAGCAGGAGGAAGAGCATGAACCACACTGAGATCAAAGCGGCGCGGCAGGCATTGGGCCTGTCGCTGTCCGAGATGGCGGAAATGCTGGACACCGATCCGACGACCACACGGCGGTTGGAGATGGCTCCGCACAACTCCACAGCCCGCCAGCCAGCGCCTCGCATGGTGCGGCTGATCACGGCATACCTCGACGGGTATCGCCCCGCCGACTGGCCGGAGGGCAAGTGATGGGAGCGCAACCAACAACTCGGCTTGAGGTGGTCCGCCTGTTCGACGAGGGCATGGCCTACGACAAGATCGCCAAGCAACTCGGCATTTCGCTTGGCAATGTCAGGCAGCAAGTTCACCTTGCCCGCATCAAGGGCGAAATCTCCGAGGATCACGACCGCCTAGCATGGCGTTGGGGAACCAAGCGCGAGGAAGTCTATCGGCTGTTGGTCGAGGGCAAATCCGCGCAGGAGATTGCCGACGAGATGGGCATCAGCAAGCAGTCCGTGCATCACCATATCACGTCAATGCGGGCCAACCCGCGTGGCCGAGATCCGCGTGTGCTGGCCTACCGCGAGCCTAAATGCCTGCCCTACTACGCAGAGCGGCTGGCGCGGGAGCGTGGCATCTTGCTGGGGCCGAGGGATGATTTCCACTATGGCCTCGGCAACTATCGCATCGTGCAGCGGCTGGTCGATGAAACGCCGGACGGCATGACCGTCATGGAATACGCGGCCAAGCTGATCGTGGATATTTTTGCGGAGGATGATGAATAAATTGCATTCACCCTCTTGCATCATGGGGCAACTGCCCGTATATGTGGGTTACAGGGACACGGTGTCCCGCAGATAGGAGAGACAGATGACAACGGTTTACGAGATCAACGCCAACGCCAAGCGGTGCCTTGCAGAGTGCAACAAGCAAATTGCAGAGATCGACGCAGAGATGGATCGCTTGGTGGAAAAGCTGACTGCTGGTGAAGTGACAGCTCTGTTCGTTAAAATCCGTGAATTGACACTTCGTGAGCGCCGCGAACAGGCCGAAGTTATGCACAAGGCAATGCTAGGCGTAATTAAACATTTTTGACGAACTGGGGGCTTCGCCCCCCACCACACAAGGGAGACAAACATGAAACCAACACTCGGAGACATCATCGGCGGCATCTGCGTTGTCGCGCTGCCGTTCCTGCTGATCATCCTGCTGCACGGCATGGGGGTCGGCCAATGACCCACGATGTTAACCGCTGGCATAGCAGCCCGCACTCCAAGCTCCGCAACAGCGGCGATACGATCCAGCGCCACCAGTGGCGTGTGGTCGAGTTGCTGACCGGCCTGTTTCACAACGTGCCGCAGGCGGCCATCGACTACGCCGTCAGCCACGACGACCACGAGGCCCAGATGGGCGACATCCCGTCGCCTGAAAAGCAGCAGTGGAGTGCCGAGCTGCGGCGGCTCTACGAGGCCCGTGAGGCCGAGGTGCGGGCGCAGATGGGCCTGCCCTCCTGCCCGCCGGAGTGGGCCGCGCAGGTTGGCTTCTGCGACCGGCTGGACGCCTACCGCTGGGCGGCAAATTACTGCCCAGAGGCGCTGCACGATGGCGGCTTCCCCGAGATGCGGGAGGACTTGCTGCGGCAGGCCGAGGGCTTCGGGCTGGGGGAGGTGTTGTGATGGCGATCAGATTGACGGCTGACGAGGCATGGACCGTTTACTGCGCTCTCGATGACAGACTTGCCGCGTTGCGGCAGGGTCTTGGATCAAAGCATGGCTACATACTGACAGAGGATGAACACAAGAAGCTGCAAGCGCGTTATCTGCGGGCCGCGCTGGTGCTGGAGCGGATTGAGGGAGAGCGGGTGAGAGACACATGACAACCTTCCTACACCTGCTCACGGTCTGCGCCACGCTTGGCGACGAGCCGCGAGCCTGCGTCAGCTACGCGGTGGATAACCGCGCCCTCTGCGAGGCTGGAATGCGGATCGCCTATGACGACTTGTTCGAAGATACGGATGGCGACATTTACATCGGATGCGAGAAAACCCGCATTCTCACACACACAATCAGACCGGAGGCACGGTCATGGTCCAAATGAGGAGAGTGTAATGACTGAAACGATGATAGACTTTGACGGGGGGTGGCGCTATGGCTTTCCGAAAGCCTTGCCAGACAACCACAACGATGATGGCTTTGATATATACAAATGGCTTGTCGAAAATGGCTACCCTCAAAGCGAGATTGACTACTGGCTCAACAGCAGACTCGGCTATGTGCCGACACGTTTCTGGGAGGAAGAGGATGAGTGACACAATAAACAATAGCGGCAACTGGAACATCGGTGACTGGAACGGCGGCGGCAACTGGAACAGCGGTGACCAGAACAGCGGTGACTGGAACAGTGGTGACCAGAACAGCGGTGACCGGAACAGCGGTGACCGGAACAGCGGTGACCGGAACAGCGGCAACTGGAACAGCGGTCACCGGAACAGCGGCAACTGGAACAGCGGTCACCGCCACGTTGGGTGCTTCAACACAACCAACGCAGAAACCGCCTACTACTTCAACAAACCAGCAAAGGTGTCTGACTGGGATGCGGCGAGAAAGCCGGATTGGCTATACACCCCCAGACTCACGACTTGGGTTGATGCTGCCAACATGACGACGAATGAGAAAGCCAATCACCCAGAACACAAGACAATGGGCGGCTATCTTCGCATCAACGACATGAAGGAAGAGTGGCGCAAGGTATACGAAGGGGCCAGCGAAGAGGATCGTGAGGCGGTCAAGAGCCTGCCCAACTTCGATGCCGAGGTATTCCTCGAAATCACTGGGCTGGACCTGCGTGAGCCGGAGCAAACCATCGTGCATAATGGCCGCACCTATCGGCTTGTGGAGGACACACCCAATGAGTGACCTGATAGACCGCGCTGGGAAGGCGCTTGGAGAAGTGATCTAGGGCTTTTTGCGCTCTGATGCAGGCCGAAGGAGGGCCAGACGGATGAAGACCAAAGACCATAAAGTGTTCTCGATCACGGAAGAGAAGCTGCGTGAGATCGCGGCGATGGACCAAGGCGAGGAGCAGGAGGCGGCTATCATGGGCGTGATGACCGACCCGATCCAATCCAACGTCAGCAACGGGAAGCCCAACGTAATCACATCCAGCCAGAGACCGAAAGCGAGGCCAAGAAAATGACCTACGAGGAGCAATACGCCAAGGCGCTGGCCAAGCTGGCCAAGCGCGAGAGCGCGATTATGCGGAAGCGCTTCGGCAACCGCATGGAGACGTCGATGGCGAATGCGCGATACAAGGTCGGCGGCGCGAAGGGTGCCGCCGTCAGGAACGCCAAGCAGAAGGAGCGGAGCGCATGAGCGATGACAACGTGATCCACCTACACCAAAGCACGACGGACGACATCCCGCCGGAGCGCGTCGTCGAGGCCGCGCTCGACGCCAACCTGTCCGTGGCCATCGTCATAGGGCGCAGGCCGGACGGGTCGATCTACTTCGCGTCCAGCACCGGAGACGTGAGGGAGGCGCACTGGCTGGTCAACGTCGTGGCGACGAACATCATCACGACATACACGACGCTGGAGGATTGAGGCATGGCAGAGAGAGAGCTACCGACGCCCGAGGAGCTTCGCCAGCTCCTGCGCTACGAGCCGGAGACCGGCAAGCTGTATTGGTTGCGCCGGACGAGGGACATCGACCCGAATGACCGCAGACGCCGCGCTTTCAACGCCCAATTCTCCGGTAAGGAGGCATTCACGGCCAAACAACACGGATACCGAATAGGCACAATCTTCGGCCACCCCACCCGCGCCCACCGCGTGATCTGGACGCTGGTGCATGGTGAATGGCCCCCTCATCAGATCGACCACATAAACGGCCAGCGCGATGACAACAGGCTCTGCAACCTGCGGTGCGCGACCCACGCACAGAACGCCAGAAACAAGGCGCGGCGGGTGGATAACTCCAGCGGTCGCACTGGCGTGCGCCTAGAGAAGAGAACCGGCAGGTGGGAAGCCCGCATTAGGGTCGATGGCTGCCACATCCACCTCGGCACGTTCAAGCGCTTTGAGGACGCAGTGGCGGCCAGAGAGCAGGCGGAGATCGAGCACGACTTTCATCCGAATCACGACCGGCTTTGGTGAGTGGCACGGCTTCCCACTTGCTTTTGGAGACTGGGAAAGTGGGGGAATACCGCAAGCCGCTACTCCCTTGGCAAAACAAGGTGGGGAAGCGTCCATTGCCATAGACGAAAAAGTCCAATGAAATCAACGCTTACCACTTGCTGCCGGAGACTGGGAAAAGGTGGGGGAGGTGGGGAAACCACTGCTTCCGTCCGCAAACGCTGGTTCGGGCCTTGACCGCAACGACAATCCCCACTACGCTGCGACGCATCGCTTAGCAGCGTAGTGGGGATTGTCGTTAAGGCCCACCGAGCTACCGCAGCCTAAAGTGCCAAGCAAAAATCACCACAGATAGGCAAAGAAGCAGCGCCGATCCTCTGGCAATCAGCAGGGGTCGGCGCGGCACTTTTTGCTGGACGCAGAGGCGTGGGCGAGCTTAGGCTGGCCGCATGGTGACGGAAATCGACATAGAGCCGTGGATGCTGGATGAGGCGCTGGAGCGCTCTCAGGCGATGGGTGTTCTACGGAACAGCCTCGTCTCTGGCAGCGGCAACAGGGCGGGGTTCGTGGGTGAGCGGCTGGTGTTCGACCACCTCGCGGATCGCGCCCACCTCGTCGATATGCTGGCGATGGTCGACGAGTTCACGCACGACATCGAGATGAACGGGATGCTGATCGAGGTGAAGACCAAGCGCCGGAGCCAAGCGCCGCAGCCGCACTGGATGGTGTCGCTCAATATGTCGTCGTGGACGCGGCAGGCGCAGTTCTGCGACATCCTCGCCTTCGCGCAGGTCACGCCCGACCTGACCCGTGGCTGGGTGCTGGGCTACACGACGCCCGAGCGCATGGAGAAGCTGGGCCGCGTCATCTTGGCCGGTGAGGCGGAGGGCGACAACGGGTTCGTGGCCCGCGCCGATATGATCAGCATGGAGATCAAGGAGCTTTGGGAGGAGTGCCCGCTGTGGTGAGGAAGCCGACGAAGAGGCAGATCGAGGACGCGAAGAAGTATGACCCGCGATCCACGGATTATGGGAAGCCCTACACAGCCGCTGTGAGCGGTGCCGTAGCGCCGCTAGACCGCAAGGCGAGGGAGATGCAGGCGAAGTGGGGCGACCGTCTGCGAAGCCTCGTGCCACCTCCAATGGCGCTTCGGTTCTCGCAGGTCTACGAGGAGCTGCACGAGGCCATGCTGGCCGAGAACGCCGTGAAGTGCGCTGAGATCGCCACGCGGCTCATCAAGGCGTGGGACATCTTGGAGGGGGCCGCGATTG